ACCATATACTACAAGGATAGAATTGCTACTAACATTCTTTCCAGAATTTCTTTAAATGATAAACTGGTTAAGGATCTTTCTAATTTCTATCCTTATGAGGTGGAAGAGGGGGATAGACCCGACAACGTAGCCTACAGAGAGTATGGATCTGCATACTATGATTGGGTGGTAATGTATAGTAATCTTATAGTGGATCCATATTTTGAATGGCCACTCAGTCAAACCCAGTTTGTGGATTTTATAAACTTCAAGTATGGATCTACACGCGAAGCGAGTATGCGTGTGAATTTTTTCAGGGTGAACTGGTCTGAGGATGAATCCTTTATTGATGTAGCTGCATATCGAGCACTCTCCTCCAATCAGAAGAAATATTGGAAACCAGTCCTAGGAGACAATAATACTATTGTTTCCTATGAACGTAAGCCTTTGGACTTAGTATGTGAATCCAATAAAACCATTTTTTTAAAATGCACCACTTCTGGACAATTTCAAATTGGAGAACAATTAGTTCAATACAACCTTTCTGGCCAGGTCCAAGCAGTGGGATACATTAGCAAGCAAAACGAGGATGGTCTCGTAGTAAATAAAGTTGTGCAGGGAGATTTTAGCCCCTCTTTCCTCTATAGGGGATCCACTAGCTTTGTGACTGCAAATGTTACCCAAGTAACGTTACTTAGTCAGTCAATAACTCCTGAAGAGGGTGCCTATTGGAGTCCAGTTTCGTTTATGACGTATGAGGAGGAGCTTAATCGCCAAAGAAAAACCATATATCTCTTACAGCCTGGATATATTGGAGAATTAGAGAAACAAGTTTCTGGAATAGTTAATAGTTAAATGTATAAGAATTCTGATGTCTCTCTTCTAGAAGTAACAGTGAAGCATAGACCTACTGGTACTACCTTATCGCTTCTAAATCAAGTTACCACAATCTCTATCTACGAGGATATGACAAAGCCAACTATGATGGCAGATATATCTGTTAACGATAAGGTAGATATTATAGGAAAGTTGCCCATTCTTGGGGAAGAGGATCTAATCCTCTCGTTTAATACGCCTGGTTTACCCCCAGTGGAAATGACATTTGCTGTTTATTCGATTGAAGGTCACTATATGGATGATCAAAACAAGGGTCATCTGTACAATCTTAAATGTGTTAGTAAGGAGCATCTAAAGGATTCCGCTATAGAAGTGCAGAAAAGTTATAAAGAAACAAGTGATAAGATTGTTTATAAAATATTAACAGAAGACTTGCAGACATCTAAAAAAGTATTTTTGGATCCCAGTAAGGGTAATAGTCCACTAATTGTCCCTTCATTGAAGCCATTTATGGCTATTGATATGTTGCGAAGAAGATCAGTACACACATCCTATGAATCTTCTTCTTTTGTATTTTTTGAAAATCAAAAGGGATTTTATTTTAAGTGTGTGGAGCAGCTAATAGAGGACGGTAAAAATAATATTGGATCGAAGAAGTTTAATTTTGCTTCGGATGTTGCTTCTGAAATTACCGCCAGAGATGCTTCTTATAGAACTATTATTAATTATTTAAATCTATCAAGGGTGGATACGGTTTCTAAAATAAGAAGTGGGGGTTTAAACAATCGGGTAACTAGTTACGATTTTTTCACAAAAAAGATTACTCACAAAGACACTTTATTTAATGAAAAGTACAATAAGTTCGTAAAAATGGATGTTCCCCATCTACCTCCTGCCACGGTTAATCTCCTATCGGAGTATGGTACTACTCCCGCTACCTCCTTTTTTGTTCCCACTGATACAAGTCGTCCTAGTAATTTTATAGATGTGGCTTTGGGTTCCAGAATATTGTATACCACTCTTCTCAATCAAAACACAGTAAGAGTATTGATACATGGAGATTCATCTATAAAAATTGGAGATATCATTGAACTTACTTTACCGGAATCATCTGGTATGACTGGCAGAAAAAAGGATACGAGACTTACATCCGGAAGATATCTGATTAAAAATCTTCGTCATATGATAAATGTTGGTAAAGAAACCCAGCATCAGATATCCATGGATTGTGTAAAAATAGGATTTATAGCTTTATGACAACTAAAACATTTGGTGAAAATGGCTTCCGATGGTTTGTGGGTATTGTGGAAGATCGGGACGATCCGGAGAAATTAGGCCGCGTGAAGATTAGAATATTTGATACCCATGATGATAAAACAAGAGTACCTAAAGATGATTTACCCTGGGCTTTTATTCTAGTATCACCCCTTAGCTCTAGCTCAAATAATGTGGGATTATCCCCAGTTGGATTGCAGGTAGGATCTACTGTATTGGGGTTTTACGCTGATGGAAATGAGTGTCAAATACCAATAGTAATGGGATCAATGCATGGTGTTGTCGATGGGAAGCATGATGTACATCCTCTGGCCAGAGAAATCAATAACTTAACAAAAAACAAGCTAGGACCAGAACCCTCTTCTCCATACAAAGCTAAATATCCATTCAACAAGGTGTTTGCCTCTGAATCAGGTCATGTTGTAGAATTTGATGACACTCCAGGCAAAGAAAGAGTTCATCTGTATCACCGTACGGGTACCTATTATGAGATAGATGAGAAGGGTAATAAAGTTGAAAAAACAGTTTCAGACGACTATGAAATTGTAGCAGGTAAGAAGGAAGTTTTTGTTGCTGGTAATGTTAATGTGGTGGTAAGAGGTAATGTTACAATGAGGGTGGATGGTAATTATAAGCTCGATATAGGTGGTACATGCAATGTAACATCCGGAGGCAATATGGCATTCAAGGCACCTCGAATAGATTGGAACTAAAATGGCCATTGTAAAACGTTTAGATAGATTCTCTACTAGATCCAAAATGTTGGAATACTATTCTGACATTTCCATCAACCTAAATGTTGTGTCTGGTAGTCAGGATGTACAGAAAATTATTAATGAGGATTCAATTACTCAAGCATTAAAAAATTTAATTTTTACGGATAGGGGAGAGCGATTCTTCAATCCCGAGTATGGTACCAACATTAAACAATCCTTGTTTGAACCTTTAGATGCTACTACTGAGACCTTAATTCGTTCAAGTATTGAAAATAGTATAAAAAACTTTGAGCCTAGAGTTGAAATGAGGAGTTTGGATATTTTCCAGGATCCAGATCTAAATTATGTGGCTATCTCACTTATTTTTGGTCTCATAAATAAAACAGACCCCATAACAGCTGACATTGTCGTCAACCGAATAAGATAATATGGCAAATACCTCTCTCGATGTTACTGGCTTAGACTTTGACTCAATTAAGTCAAACCTCAAAACATTTCTCAAATCAAAACCTACCTTCAAGGATATAGACTTTGAAGGCTCCAATATCAGTGTTTTGATAGATGTACTAGCATACAACACATACTTAAATTCTTTCTACCTTAATATGGTAGGTAGTGAGATGTTTCTTGATACTGCTCAGCTTCGAGATAGTATTGTTTCTCATGCCAAAGAGCTTGGATATGTCCCAAGATCATTTAGAAGCGCAGTGGCGGTGGTAAATGTTAATATTACACCCAATCTTCCCACTCTTCCAGACAACGTAGTAATTCCAAAGAATACAACATTCACCTCTAAAGTTGGATCCAACACATATTCGTTTAGTACCAATCAGAGTTATGTAATAAATGAATCAGAAAATGGAGTTTTTACAAAAGAAATAGAAATTTACGAGGGCACAGTAGTTTCAGAGACATTTGTGGTTTTAAATGATGATGAAAGACCTCGATATGTCATATCAAATCCCACTGTTGATGTGAGTAGCATCGAGGTGACCTCAATTGAAGATAATGGTCAGGTAGTACAACCATATGTTTATGCTGATTCAATTTATCTTGTTAAGTCAGATAGCAAGGTATTTTATGTCCAACCAGCAGAAAATGAACAGTATGAAATTGTATTTGGTAATAATCTAGTTGGTTCTAAACCAAAACCAGGATCTGTGCTAGTAATTTCGTATCGAGCTGCTAGTGGTGAATTACCCAATGGTGCATCCCTATTTGAGAGTGATGGTAGTATTGGTGGATATACCGATGTGGTCGTTGAGACGGTACTATCAGCATCCGGAGGCAATATCAATGAGGATATTGAATCAATCAGAATCAATGCTCCTAAAACCTTTACCACCCAACAACGAGCAGTAACTACTACTGACTATGAGACTCTTTTGCAATCTGCATTCAGTGAGATAAGCAGCATATCAGCATATGGTGGAGAGGAGGTTACTCCTCCAGAATTTGGTAAAGTATTTGTAGCGGTGGATATTAGCAATGCAGATGGAATCCCAGAATCCAGAAAAAGAGTCTATAGAGACTTTATTAAACAAAAAAGTCCTTTGTCTATAGATGTGGAGATTGTTCAGCCAGATATTTTATATGTTTTATTGGAATCAACGGTAAGCTATAATGTAAATCAAACATTCCAAACAGCGGAAGAAATACGTACCTCAGTCATAGCGGCTGTTCAGCAATATGCGACAGATCAGGTAAATGGTTTTAAGAAGACTCTGAGATGTAGTAAATTAGCAGCTATTATAGATGGAGCTGATGAGAGTATACTTTCAAATATATTAAAAGTCACTATGATGAAAATTGTACCAGTCACACCCAACCTAGAATTTACTGGACTTGTTACGTTTGATCAAGCGTTGGAGGACGAGGGAGAGGTATCAATCCCTGTGAGCATCAATGGAGATGTGATCACCGAGGCTCATTTTGGCCACGCTCTTTATTCGTCCCCATTCCAGTATGGGGGAAGAACCTGTATTTTAGCAGATGATTCGCAGGGAGCTGTTTACATTGCCGAGTATAGAGTCGATAATGAGGGCACTTCAAGGCCATCAGTATCTCCTAAAATTAACATAGGCTCAGTTAATTACGCTACTGGAGAGGTATTTCTGTCTGAATTTACTATTGAGGACTTTGATGGTTATGCATTAAAATTATATGGAACTCCATTACTTAAAAACATAACATCGCAGAAAAATATTCTATTGAATGTTTCACTAGCAGATCTTGATATTAAAGCTGTGGGTGTTAGTGCATGAAAGACGTAGAACGTCAAATATCTCATCTTGTACAAACTCAATTTCCCATTTTCTTTCAAGAGGAGGGCGATAGGTTTGTTAAGTTTGCTCGTGCCTACTATGAGTGGCTTGAGCAAGAAAATAATACATTAAATGTATCAAGAGGGTTGTTGGAGACAAAGGATGTAGATCAGACAGTAGAGCTTTTTTACACTCATTTCAGAAAAAAATATTTGGTAGATTTACCAATTACTGACCCCTCCAAACTCCCCATCCTTGTTAAAAATGCTAGTAATATCTACAAATCAAAAGGTACGCAGCAGGGTGTTTCTCTTATGCTGCGTTTATTGTATGGAGTGGATTCGGAGGTATATCTTCCTGCTACTGATCTGTGGAAGCTATCAGATGGTGTGTGGATGGTTCCCAGCTATTTGGAATTATCAAGATCATCAAGAACAAAAAACTTTTTAGCAAAAGAAATTATAGGTCTTACATCTGGTGCAAGAGCTTTTGCTGAAAGCTTTGTTACCAGAAAAATCAATGGTAGATATATTGATGTGCTTTACATTAGCAATGTTGTGCAAAATTTTCAATATGGAGAGAAAATAGCGCTTTTAGATGATCAAACAGATTTGAATTCTCCTGTGGTATTGGGATCTCTCTCCAAAGTCAGTATTATCAATGGCGGTCAGGATTTTGAAATAGGAGATGTATTGGATATCGTCTCCAGTACAGGTAAACAGGGCAAGGCAATTGTTACGGAGATTTCTTCTGAAACAGGAACAGTGAGGTTTAACATTAACAATGGGGGGTTTGGGTATACCTTAAATGCTAACGTTGTTGTATCTGATAAAACCCTGTTTGTATCAAATCTTGTTAACTCAAATACTGATCTTGATATAGGATTGGATTATACACTTTTTGAAGATGTACAGCAAACTCTTAAAACTATACGCTATGATACTTCCAATTCTCAAACCATAGATGCTGGCGCCAATTTATATTCCTATCATGTTAATGGAGATGTGAAGGGGGTATCTGTTATTATATCATCAGAGGTAACTAATACAGTGTTTGGTACTCTGATATTGTCTCCTGTTATAGACGACTTTGATCCTGGTGATGATATTGGAACATTAGGTAACACATTTACAGCTACAGTAAATGCAGTAATTAATTCTACAGCTACGGGAACGGTAATTCGAACAAAACAATCCAATACCAGTTCATCTAATTTGATTGTTGGTATTTACGGATCTGTAAATGAATTTAAATCCACACCATATGCACCTTTAGTGGGGTTACTATCCAATACATACTCTCAAGTTCAAATTGTTGGGTCAGGAGAGGGTGCTACATTTAGAGTTGGATTGTTATCTAATGAAGAGGACATTATTGTTAATACTGATAGGGTTGGAGCAAATAATGTTGGCTTTGTTCCCTACAATACAATACTTTTAGATGGTACAGGATCCAATAGTACTGGATATGGTTTCCCTAAATTTTCTTCTGCTAATGTCAACACTCTTTTATTGGATGCCCTTACTTTTGAAAATGCTACAATAGGTACCATTGAGGAAATTACCGGTATTGACAGAGGTCAGGATTATACGACAGATCCTCTTGTTACGGTGAAAGAGGAGTTGATTTTTCCATTGGAGAGAAGAGATTATGAATTGGAGCTTGCTAATACTGTTGGTTTATTTGTCAATGGGGAAATAGTTGAACAAACGTTTGCAATACCTCTATCAGCGCTCACTGTCACGTCACTCACAGGTAACACCTCGCTTGATATAGGGGAAGTAATTACTCAAGCCAACTCCACCTCCTCCAATGCTGCTTATGGGTTTGTGTATGCATTTGGAAGTACGGGAGGCAGTATTACTTCCATTAGTGTACAACTTGCTAACGGTTCTGGAAGCTTTGTTGCCTCCGGAACCTATCCTGTCACTACTCTTACATCTAATACTTCTTCTACTGTTACAAATGTAGCTGCCATAACAGTTAGTACATCAGCTAGAGGTATTGTGGAGACATATAATTCCGCAACCAAAAAAATGCTAGTAAGTAGAATATCAGTTGCTAATAATTTTATTGCTAATAGTATTATACTTGGGACTTCCAGAGGTGCAACTGCTACCCTCAAACATGTTAAATATCTCACTAATGAAAAAAATGAGCAAGATATATTAAACATCGTTGGGATTAATGCAGATATAGCTGCTACAGTACAGGTTTCAAATAACACTGTAACCAATGTGGAGATTGTGGACTCAGGATATGGATATGAACCGGATCAGGTCTTAACAATGAGTAAACCTGATCATCCTCACGTGGTTACAGCTCAATCCAATTTAATTAACCAGGGTATATCTTTTGGTCGTTATGAGTCAACAAAGGGATTCTTAGATAGCGATAAGTATGTACATGATAATGATTTCTATCAAGAATTCAGCTACCAGGTGCAGAGTGGTCTATCGTTTGAAACGTATAAAGATGTTCTCAAAAAGGTTATGCACGTCGCTGGCACTAAAATGTTTGGCAAAGTTAATTTGGAAAGTCAGATAAATCTACCCATATCTCTCAGCAACGTAGAAAAAACAGTAATTCTTTTTCTTCCCTATAGTGAAACAGGATATACGGGAAACACGTCAACTATCTTAAACGTTGGGGATAAAATCTATCAGGCTAATAGTGTTGTTGGAGAGGTGGTAGATGGTTTGAAGAGCCAATTTGACATTCATATAGCTAATAGGTGTCCTCTACAATCCTCTGATGTATACTATCCCGATAAAGCAGCTGCTAGTATTGTTGGTCATGTTTTTAACTCTAATGTTGCATATGGGTTGGATTATTATTCATACATGGTAGTAGGACAGCTCACAGGTCTTTTACCTGATAATACATACCTGACAGTAGTGGAGCCAAGTGAGACGGGATTTATTGAATATACTACATGGGCTTTCAATGGTATAAATAGTGTTACAGTGAAACTCACATCAGACTTAGATTTATCTGCTAATATAGAATTTAATGGCATACAATCTCCAATAACTAAGGCAACACTTGTAAATTAATGGCTAAATCTCTCATCACTCCATACTTTAAAGTTCACTTGGGACAGCAATTTATAGAATCCATTAGTGAATCGGCTAATAGTGCTTACTATGTTTTTGCAGGTAGATCCTTTCCGTATGATAATGGAGATAGCGTTGAGGATCTATATTCAACGCATGTGGATTATGAGATTGATCCATACGACCAGATGATTTTTGGAAAGCGGATTAGTCCATCAGATGTTATTCCAGTTATTAAACGGTACGATTGGACACCAAATACAGTGTTTCAGTCTTATAGACACGATCTCGTTCTAACAAACACCAACTTCTATACGGTTGTCAATGCCGTATCTGAATACTATGTGTTTAAAGTTTTGGATAATAATGGGGATGCCCCTTCTACAGTGGCCCCACAGAAAAGTGAAACAAGTGCAGACGATGAATACTACTCCACTTCTGATGGGTATGTGTGGAAGTACATGTATACCATTCCTAAGGATATGTTTGTAAAGTTTGCTACCAATGCTTATGTTCCTGTTATTCCTGATGCAAATGTTTCTGGAAATGCTATTAGTGGTTCTATAGATTTTATAGATGTTCCTTATGGGGGTTCATTCTACAACACATACACCAATGGTAATTTTGGATTAGCAGATCTTCGAGTAGATGGTAATAAACTAGTTTACGGTATTGATTCTACTGCTAACCCTAGTAACAATTTCTATGAGGATTGCTACCTTGTAATAGTTTCAGGTACTGGTCAAGGACAGTATCGTGAGATTGTTAATTATCAGATTAATCCCTCCACAAATAAAAAATTAGTTACTATTCTGGAGCCATTTAGCACAGACCCCGATATCACATCCTACTATGAAATATCCCCAATTGTTAGAGTAAGAGGGGATGGTAGTGGATGTCAGGCTCGAGCTCTTATTTCTGATACTCAATCAAATTCTATAATTGGAGTAGAAGTTTTGAATAGAGGATCGGGATACTCGTTTGCTGATGCCTCAATTGATTCCATTCGTTCAGCATATCCCTCTACAAAAGCTAGCGACATTGCTAATATTAAACCTATTATTAGCCCCTTAGGTGGTCATGGTTTTGATCCTGCTGCTGAACTAATAGCAGACTCTATTGGTATTAGTGTGACTTTTGCAAATAATGAAGGAGCCACCATTCCTACAGATAACGATTACAGGTCCATAGGAATCCTTAAAGATCCTGTATTTGCTAACGTGCAATTGAATTTTACCACATACAACGGGTTCTTCAATGAGGGAGAAACTGTACAACAGGAATATACATTAGCTACCGGTAGAGTATATTCAACTGTGGATGGTTCTTCAGTAGATCTCACTAATGTGGTGGGTACGTTTGTGGCCAGCGCCAATATAGTAGGTCTCACCACAAATGCGTCTGCAACGGTTGATTCCATTGAAATAAATGGAGCAGCAAAAGGCTTTGACACATTTGATCAACGAAAGAAATTCACTTATAATGATAAGTCCACTACCAATTTTACAGCTGACGAGGTATTGTTTCAGGAAGACATCAACATTTCCAATGCAATCTTTCATAGTATAGACAACAATTACATCTACATGACAAATGTAAGAGGGAATGTTAATACTGGGGTACGTATAGTTGGCAATACGAGTGGAGCTTTTGCAACATTGCTGTCCACATACCCTGAAGATCTCATTCATGGCAGTGGACAGGTGTTATACATAGAAAATAGAGAAAAAATTCAACGATCTAACAGTCAGTCTGAAACCATAAAACTTATTTTATCGTTCTGAGGAAGATATGCCACTTCAAAAACGTTTCGATACTAATCCATACTTTGATGATTATTCTGAAGACAAGGATTATTATAAAGTACTTTTCAAGCCTGGTGTTGCAGTTCAGGCAAGAGAACTCAATCAACTACAAACAATGCTTCAAAAACAGATTGAGCGTTTTGGGGATCATATTTTCAAAAGTGGTACAGTCGTAAGTGGTGTCAATTTTTCATATAATCCTAGACTTAGCTACGTTAAACTCCTAGATCAAGAGACAGATGGTAGACCAGTAGCAGTTTCAGCTTACACGGATCTTTTAGTTAGAAATGATGCTGGTTTGATTGCTCGAGTCATTGACGTTCGAGATGGATTTGAGTCTAAGAATCCCGATCTCAACACATTGTATCTTTCTTATTTAAATTCAGGCACAACATCAAATCTTACTAGTTTCTCTACATCCGAAACTCTAACCATTTATCAGCCTGATTATGGTTTACAAGGTGTAACTATATCTAGTCCTGGCAAGGGATTTGCAAACTCTGATGAGCTTATCTTCTCTAGTGTTATTGAGGTCTCTGTTGTCAGTTCCAATGGATTTTCAAATGGGGAACTCATCACTCAAGCAACAACAGGGGCTTCTGTGGAGGTTATAGGGGTTTCAAATACAGAAACCGATGGTATTCAGCTTCTCAATGTTAAGCCAAGAAAATCAGACCTTTTAAATACCTCCCTCTCCTCTCTTGCTTGGACTATTTCTACAGGGTACAATGTTACTGGTAATACTTCTGGTGCCATAGCATCAGTTACAAATGTTTATGGTAGCGGTGCACGAGGAACCATTACAACAGATAGTTTGGGTATTCTTCGAGTAGCTACTGTTACAGTTTCTGGCAATGGCTATATTTACGCCCCATATGCAACAGTACGTCCTCTCTCAAATACATCAGCAGATTTGGATAACCTTTCTCTTGTTGCTCGTAACTTTAAAGCAAAGGTATCAGTGGCAGGAAGTAGTTTTGGTAATTCAGTTGGCTATGGTTATGCATTCAGTGTTACGGGAGGAGTGATCTATCAAAAAGGGTATTTCTCACGCGTAGAACCTCAGTTTGTTATCGTAAGTAAGTATACGTCAGAGCCTGATCAGCTGGTAGTGGGTTTCACTACTAGTGAGGCAAACGTTGGTGCAACGTTTGATTCGACACTCTATGATAATGCTGCTAATACCACCAACTACAGATCACCAGGTGCTGATAGATTAAAACTTACTCCTTCATTAAAGGTTGTTAGCTCAAGTGTAGCAGAGGCCAATGTAGAATTCTTTCCATTGGTAGAGTTTACAGAGGGGGTTCCCTCCAAGGAATACAGAGACACTGCCTACAATCAGATAGCAGAGGAGTTTGAGAGAAGAACAAAGGAAACATCTGGAGACTTTGTTATTGATCCATTTGTGGTTACTACAAAGGAAATTGCATCTAATACTACCCACTTTAACGTTGTAATAGATCCAGGTACAGCTTATATTGATGGAGCTAGAGTAAAAACCATAGGTAATTCTCTAGTAGCCGTACCCAAGCCTTCTGCCCTTGTTACAAAACAAAACACAGTGGTTAGAGCAAGTTATGGAAGCTATGTCTTGGTTAATCAACTTGCTGGTCACTTCAACTTTAAGGCTCAAGCTGAAGTTAGTCTATATGATACAGCTCAACAAGCTGTTACCAATAAAATAGCTACAATAGCCCCATCGGGTAATGCAATTGGTACCGCAAGAGTAAGATCCATTATACATGATAGTGGAGATCAGGGTACCTCCACCACTCGCTATAGAGTGTATTTGTTTGATATTCAAATGAGCTCAGGAAAGACGTTTGAAAATGTCAAGTCCATATTCTTCAATGGTACCAATAAAGGTATATGTGATTGTATTCAATCTACTAAAAACGGTTCTTCATCTACTCAGTTGGTCACAGTTTTACAGGATGCAGAATACAAGGATGCTGTATTTGATACGGGATCAGTGGGACTGCAATCCATATCCAATGTATCATACACATATAGAACAACTAATGAGAGTATTCAGGTAGCTGCTAATGGAGCATTTACCATCTCAGCACCTTCTAGCTATGAGTTTCCATATGCTCCTAGTCAGTCTTTAAGTACGGCCGAGCGTAAGGAGCTTACTTTCACTCCGATCAAGGATATTGTTCAGTCAGCTAATAATGCTGGTTCTCTATCCGTCTCAACGACCACTAATCATATTATAACATCTACATCTCTGTATAGTTCGCTAGTAGTGGGAGATTACTTAGCAATCTATTCCAATTCAACAACTTATGATATAAAGCAGGTTTTATCTGTTAACACATCGGTATTGGTAGTGGATTCTAACGTTTCCTTTACTAATACAGCAGCAAATTCTGCAGTGATGTTCCCAAAGAATATTCCCATTAACATGGGTAGAACTGGTAGAACTTTATCAACAGCAATTAACAGTAATACTATCAATGGTAGCTTAGGTGCTGATGTAGTTTACGATATTAACAATATTCTTATTGGTAACTATAACGTGTTTGTGCCCTCTACCCAGCAAGTTAATAAAACTATTAATAGAGATGTGTTTGTACAGATTAATACTTCCAACAATGTTTCTGGATCCCTAGGGCCTTGGTGCTTGGGTGTACCGGATGTTATTCGTCTCAAAGCAGTATATGAAGGATCTACTTCGGGTCCTGATGTTACTAAAAACTTTTATGTAGATGACGGCGGCCGCGGAGAAAAGTATGGTCTTTCATATTTGGTAAAGAGAAATACAGCATATGATACAAGCAGTAGGGTATTTGTGGTTCAGCTAGATTGCTTTACACCTTATGCTGGTTCCGAGGGATTTTATATTCTGGATTCATATTCATTGAATGATTCTGCTAATTTAGCCAGTTTAACATCTACGGTTAACACATTAGAAATCCCTGAGCTTCTTACACAGCAGGGTAAATATTACGACTTAAGAGATTGCTTTGACTTTAGACCTGTATCCGCAAACACCGCAGCTTTAGCAACCACAGCTGGTTCAGCTACCGTCAATCCAGCTAGCATTGAAACTCTTAATAGTGATGAGAAATATTTCCCAGTTCCAGGTTCTTCCATTACTTTTGATAGTGAGGTCTATCAGACTCGAGCTGATACCATTATTGTCCGTAAGAACAATACTTTTGGGGTTTTAAGAGGTACAGAGGAGCAGGTTGCATCTCTTAATACAGCACCTACAGCTGAAAGATACAGTCTATTACTTAGCAATTTATTAGTACCTCAGTATCCCTCGATTCCTCAAACGTTATCACTCTCAACATTAGAGATTGCAGATAAAAAGACTGGTAACTCTAAAGAAGTGGTTTCTAGACGAATAGACAGATTTAGAGTCAACAATGTGGTTAATGAGGTGCAGGGTAGTTCTTCGCAAGTCAGAGGGTATTCTATGGCTCAAATAGGAGCTTTGGAGCGAAGGGTTCAGGTGTTAGAACAATATACCCTACTCTCTTTAACGGAAAACAAGATTAAAAATCTAGCCATTCCCAGCTCAATAGATCCATCCAAACAAAGATTTAAGAATGGATTTATTGTAGATACATTTGATACAAATACATCAGCTGATATTAAGCATAAAGCATTCAATGCTTTTATTGATCCAACAACAGAAGTGCTAATGCCCCAAACTGAGCAGTTTAATCTATCTCTACGATACAATACAGTTGACGCATCCACATCTGCTGCATTAGTAAACAGCTCAACGTTAATGCTTCCCTTTGAAGAAAAGGCTCTTGTTTCTTTTGTTGTGGGTACAAAGCCATATGTTCCACCCCCACCAACAAGTCAAGCGCCTAGATCTCCAGCTCCGAGCAGCTCTCCTCCACCCAGCAGTTCAACGGGAGCAAGTCTACCACCTCCTCCTCCAACATCTAGCGCAGCTCCAAGTCCTACACCAAGCCCAAGCGGAACTCCTGCACCAAGCTCTAGTGTTCCAGCAACCCCAAGTCCGTCACCTGGAGCTTCGCCAACCCCAACGCCGTCAGCATCAGCTACACCAAATCCATCTCCAAGTGCTACTCCAGCTGCCTCGGCCACACCAAGTCCCACACCGAGTGGAACTCCTGCTCCTACACCATCTCCTTCGGCAGCAGCTTCCCCCACTCCAACCCCCTCAGTGACGCCACCCGCCTCCGCTACACCAAGTCCATCTCCTGCAGCTCCAAGTCCTACTCCAAGCAGCACACCTGCAGCATCGGCTACGCCAAGTCCATCTCCTGCAGCTCCAAGTCCTACTCCAAGCAGCACACCTGCAGCCTCAAACAGTCCTGCTCCTTCAGCTACACCAGCACCATCGGCTTCGAGAACTCCTTCACCGTCTGCATCGAGAACTCCTGCACCAGCTTCTCCCAGCGCAACTCCCTCGCCAGCAGCTCCTTCTAGCTCTAGACCTGGAGTAGTGGTTATAGTTACACCACCATTTTCCACAACACCAAAAATAGACACTGGAATGGGCTGGTACCATGAAAGTGGGTGGTCAACTGCCTTTGTATCTCCATTCACATGGACTACTAAAACTGGTGTTGTAACAGTTGAAGTGTTAGAGTATACTTCGATGTACTAACTACGGAAATTCATATGTTAAAAAATTTCATAATTAAAAACGAGCAGGATAGACAGGTTACTATTACTGGTCTTCTACCTAACACAAAGCATTATGTTTATGTTGATAGCCAGAAAGTCTCCAGTACCGTGCTGAAACCAAAAAATGGGGTGTTGGGGGAAGAGCTAATTACAAGTGAGAATGGGGTTTTAGAGTTCACCTACTATGAAGTGTTTGGAGCCTTTACAGCTACTAGTAGAGAGCAATTACAAGAAATAAATACATCTAGAGAATTGAAGGTATCCACTATGATAGTAAGTAACGTGGATACATCAATTTTTGGTAGAGATGCAGAGCTTCGTTCAAGTAGTCTAGCTAAGGGTCAAATCTAGGAAAATATATGTCATCATCATTAAGCAAATACACAAGTGAGCAACGCAACCCCTTTAATGTTGCGCAAACATTTTTTATTGATCCTGCTGCAGCAAATTATTCGGACACAGTGATTATTACGAGTGTGGATTTATATTTTGTTACATTAGGAGAGCTCAATTCCACAACACTCATCAATGATCCTGGCATTTATGTTACATTCTGTCCAGTAGAAAATGAGGTACCTAGCTTAAATGAGGCTTTTCCTCCCATTTATAGTGCCTATAAATCACAGTCTCAGCTTTCAGCTAGTATTACATCTTTGGTTCCTAATAATTTTAGGTTTCGCAATCCCGTTCCTTTGAAGACTGGGCGCAAATATGCGCTGCTACTTTCTTTTGATAGATCAATTCCCTTTTCTCTATGGACAGCAAAGGCAGGAGATGTTGATATTATTAAGAATGTTAGAATTTCTAATGATAGTGGGTATGTGGATGGTAAATATTTTACTATCACAAACGGCAGAGTACTGGATCCTCTCAATGGGGTAGATCTAACTTTCAAACTCAATATGGCTAAATTTACTGCCAATACGGGAGTATTTCAAGCTGTTAATAAAGATTATGAATTTTTAGAAGTTTCCTCAGTTTCTGGTAGTTTCTTGGGCGGAGAGTGGGTTTTCAAAACAACCCCCACCTTAACTGGTACTGTGGATATAACAAAGGGATCTTCAAACATTGTAGGAACCGGAACAACCTTCCTATCGGATTATCAAATCAATGATTATATAGTGATAGAGGGAGAGATTGATCTCAATTCTGTAACAAAACAGGTGAGAGAATATTTCCAAGTATCAGCAATTAGTAATAATACTTTTTTGTCATTAAGTAAAGTATCACCCTTTTCAAACAGCTCATCAACACACCGAAACACCGTTGTAGCTAAAATTCTTGATCATGATCCGATGACCGATTTCATGATTCTTTCTGACTCCACTGCTTCAAATACTTCCTATGTTATTGGATCCAATACAATAAATTATATTTGGCTAACACAGATGGATTAAAGGGTATTGACTCGGGGGCAACTCTAACTATTGATAATGTAAGAGACTATGTGGTTTCCAATTACAGTCCCGTTCATTCATTTGAAATTCCCTCCGATACAAAGGTAAGATTGGATGTTACGTTCTCCAATAGTTCCTTTATTGTATCTAATACATCAATTAAAGAAGCTAAGAACAGAACGAAAAACTATTTGGATGGTAACGAAGCCTTTATTGCTTCTCGAAGTAATGAGGTTAACAATCCTTTACAGCTAGCTACCGATGCTAAAAGTCAGCTAGAGTATATTACTCTCACTAGTAATAATAGTTTTGCTTCGCCTTTGATCAGAAATGATCAGCTAAATTTTGTTATTGATCAATATAAGATTAATAATGATGCTACAAATGAGCATACCGACTCCGGTAACGCAATTTCCAAATATATTAGTAGCAGATTTGATCTATCTTCCTCGCAACTGGCCGAGGATCTGCGAGTATATCTTCAGGTGTTTAAACCAGCTGGTACAAGTGTGGAAGTTTATTCTAGGCTCCTAAATCCCACAGACTCAGAGGACTTTGAAGATAAAAATTGGACTCAGCTGCAGCTTGTATCTACAGCTAATAGTACGAGAGCTAGCGATATTGGCAACAAAAATGATACTTTTGAGTTGGAGTTTGCCATTCCTTCATATCACGAAGGTACGCAAATTGATGGAACGTTTACTTCAACCCTGAGCAATAACGTATTGGTTTCAACATCCACTACTGTAAACACAGATGTGCAAGTGGGGGATTTAATTCGTGTTTCCAGTCAGCTCTTTCCCAATAATTACTTTCACACGACTGTGGTAGATGCAAACACTACGACCATTACAATTCAGGGTGATAGTCTGCAAACGTCTACTATGACAAATAGTAGTCTAGTATCTTCGGGCTTAATTATTGAAAAGATAGATACACTCAAGCGTTCAGCATTTGTTGACAATCAGAATTTTAATATTGTTCGCTACTACAATTCTTCCAATTCTGCATTTATTGGATTCCAAACGTTTGCTGTAAAAATAGTCATGCTATCTGACTCTTCTTTCACAGCACCAATGATTCATGATATGAGAGCGGTGGCATTATCAGCATGACAAAATACGAAAAAACTGACGACCCCAATTTTATTAAGTGCAAGACCAATAATCTCGTGATAAATACTAATGATCAGGCCTACAAAGCCTATGTGGCAGAGCGTAAGAGATTTGTTGAGCTTAGTAAATCTGTAGAGCAGGTAGAATATCTCAAAATGGAATTAGAGCACCTCAAACAAGTAGTTAACCACTTACTCAAAAAAGAAGATAAAAATGGCATTTCCAGTCTCTAATGTTGTTGTAGCAACCCACACATTTGGTGCTTGGATAGATCGCACCAACGAATTGGCAGATCTAATGACATATCAAGTCATAACAGCCAATTCCTTACCAGAAGGTGCATATACAGAGGGCAATGCGTTTGTCAATGGAATCTTTTCTGCTAATGTATTAGCTATTACAAATGAGCTTCGAGGGGGTGTTGTTAATGCATCTGCTAATTTAACAATCTCTAGTAATACTTCATTTACTGGTACCGTAATAAATATCTCTGCTAATGTAGCGGGTTTAAATACCAACACCTACTTTGATGCTGATAGATTTTATATTGTTGGCGGCAATGTAGATATCACGTCTAATACCTACGTAAATGCTGCAAATGTTTTCATTAACACCAATGCAGCTACAATACAAGGCAATGACGTCTTTGTTACGGCAAATGTAGAATTCACACAGAATAATGTTGTATTAAATACTGAATTCTTAGAGCATGATGGCACGAGTTTAACATCTACGGCTAATGCTGAATTTACTGGATCAGACTTTGATGTATATGCTAACGTAAGTATTCTTGGAAGTGTTCACACCATACTTGGCAATGTTAATTTTGACACAGGAACCCTTTTTGTTGATTCGGTAAATAATAGAGTAGGATTTGCATGTACCACTCCTGATGCTACAGTTACGGTGAACGGAACTGCTAATGTTGCGGGAGCTACCAGATTATTAAATACCTTAACTGTTGTAGGTACTACGGTTTTAGCCAATACTCTTACTGTTAATGGTGCAATTACAGCTGCCAACACATTAAGTTTAACTGGATTAGCCTCTTTTTCAAACACTCTTGCTGTTACAGGAGCTACAACATTAGGTAATACATTAAGTGTTACTAATGTTGCAACGTTTAGTAATAATGTTGTGGTGCATGGTAACGCAACTGTTAACGGTGTGATTACTGTTGCTACTGACCACGTTATCCAGGTCAGCTCCAACAATGATATTGGGGCATCGGTTGATACCCCCCTTGATATTTTAGTATTCACACCATCAACATACAGTACAGTAAAGATTCTAGCAACATCAAGAACAGCTAATGACTACATTGTGCAAGGGAATGAGATGATACTTTCACATAATGGAACGGACTCTGCTGTAACAGTTTATGGTACCGTACATACCCCCGCTTCATCCAATGTTGGAGTGTTTTCGACCTCTATTAATTCCACAGCTGTTGCAGTGAAGTTTACTCAAAAGTATGCCAACTCCAAAGTAAAACTTGTAGCTCATTTCTTAAAATAAAGGTAGAATATGTCAGCAACTAATACCGCATTCAGAGTAGAAAACGGACTTTCCGTTATAGGAAATTCCGATATCTCTGGTAATGAGACAGTTGTTGGTAATGTTAGTATCGGTGGCGTTCTTTCAACTGGTCTTATTGGTAGTAATTTAATTCCCTCGAGTAACTCTTATAATATTGGAAATACAACTAGTCTTTTCAATAGCGGATATTTTAAAAATACTGTAGTTGAGCTTCAGTTTACAGGAAATACGGTATCGTTTAATGAAGGTATTGTAAATACTCATCTTTATCCATCCGCAAATAATAAGGCCCTTGGTGATGCAAGTCTAAGATGGAATCTTACTGCAAATGCTGTTGTTGCTGTAACGGGAGTCTTTAGTAGCACTCTTGGTGTTACTGGTGCGGTTACACTTAGCAATACTCTCTCTTCTACGGGTGCAGTTACATTTGCTAATACACTTCTAGTGACTGGAGCAACTAGTCTTTCTAACACACTTACGGTAGCGGGAAATACTACTTTTTCTTCTAATGTATTTGTTACAGGTAGAGTTTCTACGGGAAATGGTATCAATGTAAATGTTGGAACCTTTAATGTTCTTACTGTATCAGGTAACACCACTCAAGCTAATGCAACAATACAATCCAATAATACCCAGTTCTTTCAAAATGTAACTTTTGACACAGACTTATTGTTCATCGACGCTACTAACAATAGAATAGGATTTAAAAATACTGCTCCAACAGAAATGATTACTATAGGAGCGGGTAATACTCTCTTTAATACTTCTAACACATTTATTAAATTCTCAGGCACTTCTTCAACACAGAATGGTCATGTTGGTATTGTCAGCGGAAACACAACGACTGCAACGTTTTCGTTTTTTATGTTTGATACATCCAATACATCTGTAATTAATGGTGGTTATAAATTTTATGGTGTGGCTAATTCCACAAATACCTATTCTCTCTTCACTATAAATAATGCTGAGTTGAAGTATCTCTCAGGCAATGTTGCCCATGCTGGCAATTTTGGAATTTATAACGTCAGTGGAGATAGAGTGGGACCATGACATGGGCAAACCATTAAAGATAAAATATCGTAGTGAAACGTTTACCGGAACAACAGGCACCTTTACAGGAAATCTGTATGATTATGGTATTCAGGAGATGTCCAATAATGACATCAATCAATATCTTTCCAAGTTAGTTGGAGAATTTTTTTCCAACACATCTAGCACCGCTACACTCTCAGTAGTCAAAGGACTCACACAAGACGCCCAAGCAAACGTTGGATATTTTACTGATACGTATCGTGAAGCTCTTGGTATTCACCCTGCTAATCCCACCGTAAGCTCGTTTGTTTACAATACATTTCAGACAGAAAATCTTCAAACAGAAACTTTAACAGCGCGCCCAGTGCACTATGTTTTTCAGGATGGGGTTTTCCAAATCAAAGAAATGACAAACAGTGATATCAAGAATGATATTGCTTCTGTAGTCATTCAATACATGATAGCTGATGGAGCAGGCTCATATAGAATAGCTAATTCTTCTCCCAGTGGTACGTGGACTTCAGTAGCAACTCTTACAGATACGTTATCAGTAGGAGAAATAGTGGACACATACTATCTGTGGAAGAAGACGGATGATGGCTCCTCATCTGTCGTTGATCCAATCAGACCTCTTAAAGCTATAAACGGTAATCTTCAGGAAATGTCTGATAGTGATATTCAGGCTCTCACCAAATTAATAGCTAATCATATTATTGAAGGCGGAATAGGGAAGTATAGGGTATCCACATCTACCCCTGTAGGTGGAACATGGGTCAATAAAGGAACGTTTGTTGATACAGTGCGAGGGGTGACCCCAGCTAATTATAATACCAATTTCACAGGTTCTTATACTGCTGCATTTACGGGAGCCTTTAGCTCTCAGTTTACTGGATCATATTTGCAGGCATTCACATCTCCTCAGTATACAGGAGAGTATACCGGTAGTTTTTCTAAAATCTTTAGTGGATCGTACATTTCTCCTAATTTTACAGCTAATTACATTGGTAGCTATGCAGGATCGTATGCAGGGTCATATGCACAGAGCTTTAGTGGAGCATTTAGTGGTAGCTATTTAAGTATCTATTCTGGATTACAGTATACCGGAACCTTTAGTGGTAGTACCTTTACCGGCGAATATAATACAACATTTACAAGAGCTTATACAGGCTTGTATACAGGATTATATTCAGGGTTATTTACCGGCACATATGCAAATTCATTTACTAAAACCTTTACTGGTACATATGCAGGGGGATACACATCCCTTTTTGCTGGTTCCTATACAGGTACATTTCTAAATGCAGCCTATGTTGGGGGATATGGTACCACTGCATATACTGGATCATATGCAGGAACTGTAGCCAAAAATTTCAATCAGGCCTTTGCTGGGAGTTATATTAGCTCCTTTACAGGAAGTTATATTGGAGCGTTTAATCAGAGCTACGTTGGGTCATATGCTAGTGCATTTACAAGTACATATGTGGGTAATTACACAGGCGTATATGCGGGTACATATGCCGGTACATATGCTGGTTCAAGAGAAAGATCCTACGTAGGCCCAGCTAACTATACGGGTTTTTATTCAGCAAGTTATGCCGGTACATATGCATCAACCGTAGCTGTTACAGAATATTACACAGGTTTTTATTCTGGATCATATGCTGGTTCCCGAGATAGAACCTACAACGGAGTTGGTACCATTGCTCGTACATATGCAGATAATTATGTTGGTACATATACTGGTACATATAACACAGCTGTAAGTTATGCTGGTAGTTTCATAGGAACTTATGCAGGACCATCATATGCTTCAAGTTATGAAATGGGGTATGTAGCCTACTTCCAAGGACCTGCTCCTCCAGGATTTCCTGCAGGATTTCCTTACTACTATAACGTAATATATACTGCAGCTTATTTGAGCTATTTTAATGCTACCTACCAAGGCACGTATACTGCAACATTCTCTAGTGTTACGAGTACGGATAAATCTTTTACTGGATCCTATGCAGGATCTCGTACAAAGTATTTTAATACTGTAGTTCCATATACAGGAACATATTCTGGTTCGTATGCTGGTTCTAGAGAAAGAACCTCGTCTGGTACGGTTTACTATACTGGCTACTATACAGGTTACTATGCTGGATCAAGAAGTCGTACATATGCTGGTACAGCATCATATACTGGATACTATGCAGGAAATTATACTGGTAATTATACTGGTTACTATTCCGGTACATATAGTGGGTCTTACAATTCATCCTTCACCGGTTCCTTTAGTGGATTGTATACCAAGGCATTTAGTGGAACTAGGTTAAAGACCTTTAATTCAACCTACACTGGTAGTTACACAAGTACATATACAGGTCTCTACACAGCTCAATACCTTGGATCATATACCAGAACGTTTACAGGAGCTTATTCTGTAACATATACAGGCACATTTAGTGGAAATTATGCCACTCAATTTACTGGGACATTTATAGGAAGCTACAGTAATCTTTCATACACAGGAGCTTTTACTGGGCAGTATATTGGTAGCTATGCTGGTAGCTATGCTGGTTCTTACAATACTGGCTACACGAAAGCTTATGCTGGTGGTTACACAAGTAGCTTTGCTGGCCAGTTTACAAGTACCTACACTCGAGCGTTTGTTGGAGCATACACATCAGCATACAGTGGATCCTTTACTGGCTCTTATTCTGGATTATATACGGGACAGTACACAGGTCTCTATACAAGAGCTTACAGTGGTTCTTATATTGGGTCCTTTTCTAAAGTATTTACTGGTCAATACAATAGCCTGTTTACTGGAACCTTTAGTGGTAATTATGCAGGTTTCTTTACATCACCGTTTACTACAAGCTACCTCGGAACATACTCAGGTACATATACCGGTCTAACAGTAGGCACGGATATTTCAACTACTACATATACATTATGGGTAAGATCCAGCTAGTGTATGACACGTCCTTTAAAGATCAAATATGTTTTTGGTGGTCTCCAAGAATCTTCTGATGATGACATAGCCAATGTCACTGCTATAGTCTTAGCTAAAAACTATGCTCAGAATCCAGGAATAGCAAGTTTAAATATTAATGGAGCTGGCTATTCAATAGGATCGTTTATCGATACCTACAGAACAGGTGCAGTTGGAGATCATCCCGAAAACGACCCATATCTTGAAATTCCATATAATTTCTACCAAAATAATTCTCCAGCCACGGGAACAATTCTCTTCCGCCCGCTAAGATATAGTGATGATCCTCAGGGATTGAAGGAGATGAGTGATGATGAAATTGATCAGGACATCCTTTCCAAGGTTATTCAGTATATTGTCAATGGCGGTATAGGTAGTTATGTACTGCAACCCACAAAACCTACGACGGGATACTGGGAAGCAAGAGGTACCATATCGGATACTACCCTGCATGGAGAAGTTGCCACCACTACTCTATGGCAAAAGATAGAGGATGGTATTTCAATCTCAAGCACACGACCAGTTAAATATATTGGCAATTCTGCCATTCAAGAGGTATCCAATACCGAAATACTTTCTCTTGATTACAGACTCAGGAATTTAATTAATACTTCTGGTATAGGAACCTATCGTGTACAGGATAGTGCCCCTACAGGTGGAACCTGGGTACAAATGGGAGAGGCATTTAATAATACTAGGGAAGTGTTGCAGAATGTTGGATATGCGGGTGTAATTGACACACCATTTACCTCAACCTACACGAGAGCATATAGTGGTTCATATTCCGGTCACTTTACCAAAAACTATACTGCTACCTACACCACCCAATACTCAGGTACATATCAAGATTCGTACTCTGGCCATTTTACTGGAACCTTTACGGGAGCATATACTCGACAGTATACAGGTTCCTATAGTGGTTTGTATACCGGTACCTTTACTGGAAGCTACTCAGGAATCTATTCTGGTTTATACAATAATACATTCACAGGAGGCTATCTAGGAACTTACAATCAACAGTTTACTGGTGGGTTTACAGGAGTATTTAATGACACTTACTCTGGATCGTATGAGGGTAATTATAATACTACCTATACAGGTTCTTATTTGGGAACGTTTGTTAACACATATACTGGCCAGTTTGCTGGAACCTATAACAACTCCTTTACTGGCTCGTATATTGGTGTATACTCCTCTGCATACACAGGACCGTATGTTGGTAACTATAACACCATCTATGTTGGATCTTATCTAGGAGGATTCAATGCAACCTTTTCTGGCATTTACATTAATTCATATGCTGGGGCATATAATCAATCCTATACAGGAGCGTTTGTAGGAAATTATTCTACCACCTATTCGGGGGTATATGCCGGAACATATACTGGCCAATATACCAGAGTATATACTGGCCAATATTCAACAGGATATACGAGAGCATATAGTGGGGATTTTAATACCAGCTATACAAGTACATATACTGGGGATTATAATACTGGATACTCAACGTTGTATGCTGGTACATATACAAGTTTATACACCGGTGTATATTCTGGAGGATACAACCAAGGATATACAAGGGCCTACAGCGGTACGTTTATAGGAACCTTTAGTGGTTCTTATTCTGGTCAATATGCTGGTTCATATACGAGAGCCTATGCAGGAACATATACTAGTGTATACAGTGGATCATATGCAGGTACGTATAGCACTGGTTATACACGAGCATATGCAGGAACATATACTGCTTTATATGGTGGCTCCTTCACAGGCACATATCAATCAACCTACACCAGAGCATATACGGGCATATACACGGGCACATATGCTGGCAGTTATGCTGGATCATATAATACAACATACACCAGGGCATATACAGGAACCTACACCGGTACATATGCCGGCAGTTATGCTAACACATTTACTCGTTCTTATGATGGTTCATACAGCTCAACATATGCTGGTAGTTATGTGGGGTACTATAATACAACATACACAAGAGCCTATGTGGGAGCATATGCTGGAAGTTATAGTGGATCATATGCTGGAGCTCGAGATAGGGCATACACAAGAGCCATTAGCTATACAGGTTATTACAACGGATCATATGCTGGATCAAGGAATATAACATATACGAGGGCAGTAGGGTTCACTGGGTATTACACTGGTTATTATGCAGGAACAAGAAATAGAACATATACGAGGGCAGTAGGATATACCGGATACTATACGGGATACTATGCTGGTTCGAGAGCTAGAACCTCTTCCGGTACAGTATACTATACTGGGTATTATGCTGGCAGTTATGCTGGCACATATGCAGGCACCTATGCAACAGTAGTGCCAACATCTCGCTCTGTTACTAATTACTATAGCGGATCAAGACTTAGAACGTATGCTGGATCATATGCAGGTACGGGTTATTATACCGGCTATTATAGTGGAACAAGAGCAAGGGTATATGCAAGTACTGTATCATACACTGGATACTATGCGGGTCCATATTATTCAGGTACGTTCTTAGGACCTGCTAGATTTCCTGGAGCTCCAGTTGGAATGCAGGTTGGATATGCTGGTCCTGGATACTCCGGTACCTTTTTAAATTATTTTTCCACGACAAGCTACTATACGGGATATTATGCGGGCAGTTATGCTGGTACCTATGCTGGAACATCATACTATACAGGAAATTATACTGGCTCATATGCGGGAACATATGCTAGTACCATCTACTATACTGGTTCCGTAACTAACTATTATACCGGTTATTACACGGGTTATTATGCTGGATCAAGGGCAAGATCATATGCTGGAACGGCATACTATACAGGTTATTATTCCGCTAACTATGCAGGATCATATGCAGGTACCTATGTTGGTAATGTGGGATATACTGGCTCCTATGCAGCCAACTATGCAGGATCATATGCAGGTACCTATGTTGGTAATGTGGGATACACTGGCTCCTATGCAGCTAACTATGTTGGTACATATGCTGGGGTATATACGGGAGACTATAGTTTTATTGGATCGTTTGCTAGTTCTTATGTGGGGGTATATACTGGAAGTTATTCTGGTACATATAACACAGGATATACCAGGGCATATGCAGGAACATATGTAGGAAATTACACAAGGGCTTATACAGGTAGCTATGCTTCAGGATACACAGGTTTGTTTTCTGGCACTAGAGAGAGGTCCTATGTTGGAAATTATAACACTGGTTATACGCGAGCTTACACGGGGACATATACTGGAAATTATTCGGGAGGATATTCCGGTTCATACAATACAGGATACACGAGAGCATATGATGGGGCATATGTAAGCAGCTTTACGAGGGATTATGTAGGATACTATAACACCACATACACAAGGGCCTACACTGGGGCATATGCAGGAAATTACTCTTCTTCATATAGTGGTTTGTATAATGCAACATACACTGGTCTTTACACCGGAGCATACGTAGGTAACTATCAGGGGTCGTTTACTAGAGAATTTAATACAACCTATACAGCTACATATACGGGTGGGTACACTGGAAATTATAATAGCTCCTACACAGGCCAGTATGCTAACACATTTACAAGGGCCTATACGGGGGCTTTCAGTTCATCCTATACCAGAGCCTATACTGGATTATATAACACGACCTACACAGCCTTATATACAGGGGACTACACGTCTACCTATAGTAGATTGTATACGGGAGCCTATATAGGTAATTATACGAGGATATATTCTGGTACATATACCGGTGTATATACGAGAGCATATACTGGTTTATATACCGCCCAATATACGGGGGCATACACCGCTACCTATACCGGTGAATACACTGGCTCTTACACAAGACAATATACTGGAGAGTATACAGGAACCTATACCAGCTCATACACAGGAGCTTACGTAGGAACCTATACAGGACAATTTACTGGATTGTATACTGGTGTTTATGCAGCACTCTATGCTGGAAATTACACAGGCGCATATACCAGACAATACACAGGTCTATATTCTGGCTTATATACGAGAGCCTACACAGGCATTTATTCATCATTCTTTACGGGTCAGTTTACAGGAGAATATACAGGAGCCTATACAGGATTCTTCACTGGACTGTATTCTGGAGCCTATGTTGGCAATTATAACCAGGCCTTCTCTGGAAACTTTGTAGGAACATATCAAGATACCTACATCGGATCCTATGACCAATCGTTTACTTCTCTCTTCACAAGACAGTATACTGGAGCATATACCAATACCTACAGTACCAACTATACTGCCACATATACACAACTATTCACAGGTTCTTACGACACCATATATACTAGTGTATACAGTGGACTAGTGCCAGCTACCTTTTCGGGTCTGACCCTTACATCAGACACAGAGGTTTCTTCTACAATTCGTTTATGGGTTAGAGTATCATGAAAAGAACAATCAAAAATCCTCATTACACAAACAATGCAAGAACTATAATGTCTTGTGAATTTCACTATGATGATGGGAGAGTGCTAACGGCTTCCATTCACAATTCAGACGGCAAAAATCCTGACTGGATTGAAATACATAACACCTTTTCTAGGGATGAGCTTGAAAAAAATACTCAAGCAGCTATTAAGAGGGTTAATGATGAGAATCGTCGTAGAGAGGAGGATGCTGAGCGAATGGCAGAAAAGCAGCGGCAGGAGGCTCTCTATGCCGTAAAGCTTGATGCGTTTAATATAGAAGCAGTAAAGAATTCCACCAATAGAGTTCTCAAATCCAAGATCAGAAAGGCTAAATCTCCTCTTGAGGTTTCTGCCTATACTGCCGCTCTTTTATTGAAAGAAATAGAAACTGAACAATAGGGATGAATATGTTTCCAGATAATGGTTTTTTGATTATAGCATCAGTATTTCCAGAATATGCAGATGCAGCACAACATTGCGCAGGTTCAATTAAGGATTATTACCCAGATGCCCATATCACCCTAGTGGTATCCAAAAAGTTGTACAGGGAAAGTTTGAAGCACGATTTTGATCATATTATCTGCGATGACTCGGTGCCGGACCACACACGCACCAAATTGTGGGCTCTTTCTAGAACTCCGTATAAGGGTTTAACCGCCTATGTGGATGCGGATATGGAATGTATGCATGAGGATGTATCTGCCATATGGGATCAAATTGAGGACAATGATATATTAATTACTAAGATACGTCCTTACAATGGTAAAATAGCAAAATGGGCTACTGGAGAAATGATATATCATGGTGGATTTTTTGTCTATAGAAATACACCTCTCATGATGGAATTTATGGAGAGGTGGTGGACTGATTATTATAAGCAAAGAAGCGAGCCATGGCCATATCCAGAAACGGAAATTCCCATTACTCTGAGACCATGGGATCAGTTCACGTTCTGGAAGTTGTTGAACAAAGATAAAATGCCGGTAAGAGTTGGTGTATTCCATGATGATGCGAGGTGGAACTTTGTTAATGGATATAAGTTGACGGAAACAAAAAATCCTATTATATTCTACCATCACACAGTGCCAAAAATGGCAGAGAATGAAAAAAAAATAATTGAAGAAAGCTCCAGTAAAGAAAGGGGAATTATATTATGAAACCATATAGTCTTAATAATCAGGAGCTGCTGGGGATTCTCAACGGTTGGCTAGAATATTTTTTAGCTACCGATCGCTCAACATTCACTAAAAAGAAAAGATCTAATTCCTCCTATGGAAAGCCTATTGATGCTGATGTGGTATGCAGTGAGGATTACTTAAAATATATGCAAAAAAAACCTCAGGGAGTTCCCCCTCATGGAGTGGATGGTTTTCCTGAAGATGTGTGGGGAGTGGATTTTTTAAATGAAACACCAAGTCAGTATCAGAAAAGACTCATACAATTGGATAAAGATTTGTGCGACTTTTTTGGTGCAAGAAATAATGCTGTTAAGATGTATTATCCTAAGGGTGGATATATGTCGTGGCATCATAATGCCAATGCAAGTGGCCAAAACATTTTAATCTCATGGTCCAAGGATGGGAAGGGATTTTTTAGGTATCAGGATCCCGTAACCAAACAGATCGTAACAATGAACGATACCCCAGGATGGACGGTCAAAGCCGGTTACTATGGTAACTGGAAAGAACCAGATAAAATTTACTGGCATTGTGCTAATGCTAGGGAAGAAGAAAGAATGACTCTTGCATATATCATTCCTCATGATGGATTATGGGAAAGTATGATGGAATCCATAGAGGGGGATTTTTAATGTTGTCGTTGGGATTTTTACAAAACTTTGGTAGGGTTTTGAAGGAAGAAGATCCAGTAAATTTAAGACATCTATCTAATGATTTCTCAAAGATCAACTATGATATATCAAAAAATTTGATAGGATCTCTACAAGAAACCCAGCTTAAAGTTGATGGTGAGAGGATTTCAATTCTTAGTGATAATACCGTACCCTTTCTCGTTCCAATGATTCATACCGCTATAGAGAATATTTCATACATTCTTTTTTACACTAAGAATGCAGCTGTTAACAAAACAGCTTCTATTCTCCATGGCAGTCACTATACGAGTAAGTTTTTGCCGGCAGAGATAGATGTTGAGCATGACGGTATGAAAGTGAGTTTTAGTGATCCTACAGTACTATTTGCTGTAGGAGAGAGATGCACCAAAGCCTTAAAAAATATTCGTAGCAATCACAATCGATGTGTATATGTGGCTGGCATGCCAATTGACGATAAAACCACAGAATATCAGGTAATGGAAGTTACCGGTATCAATAAAAAGCTATTTTTTAAAAGTATAAATATACAAGGAACTAACTACGCTTTTATTGTTGGACAGAAAATAATCTACTAATCTACTATGGCTACAAGAGCAAATATAATCATAGATCAGGGTGCTACTTTTACATCTTCGATAACAGTTACCGGATCTGATGGTAATCCGTCCGATCTATCGGGTTATACTGGTTATGCACAGATGAGAAAGCATCATACCTCGTCACAATATGTAGATTTCAACGTAACTCTTGGAGGAGCAAGTGGAACCATTACACTGGAGCTCACAGCTGATCAAACAGCTAATATTGCTGCAGGTAGATATGTTTATGATGTGGAACTCCACGATGATTCATCGCCATATAAAGTTCGGATTATTGAAGGGCTAGCAACTGTAACTCCCGAAGTAACTAAATAGAGAGAGTAGAAATGGCTATTAGTGTACGAAGCGTTACATTAAACAATTCTGGCAATAATACAAAAGTTACTTTTGACGCTAACAGAAACGCCTCATCTGTTAGCGCTCTCACTCTTAAAACCCAAAATTTGGGTATTGGAGAACTGACTAAACCAAGGATAGATAACTTGGGGGACGTTGACGAAGGTGCGGGACCTATTGAAGATGGAAGTACTCTTGTTTATGATTCAACGTTACAAAAATACGTAGTTAAAAAATTAGAAACGGTAGGATTATTAGACGGGGGGACCTTCTAAATGGCTTCATTAATTCAAGTAAAACGCAGTACTACAACCGCTATCCCAGGTTCGCTACAACCTGGTGAATTAGCATATACCAGTAATGGAGAGTTACTGTTTATTGGTAGCGTAGTTGGTACAGATACTGCCAACGTAATAGCAATTGGTGGTAAAAGAACCCCTGGTGTTCTAACTGCCAATCAAGCGCTAGTAGCAAATGCTGATAGTTGGATTGATCAACTCAATACAACCAAGTTGATTCTTGGTGGCGTTGGGGAAACAATTAACGTCACATCCATTAGTACAGATAGTACTATTTCTGGAGCTAATAATTCCAACAACGTCTTAATGACTGCATGGGCAGTTAAGGACTATGTGGATAACAACTCTGCCGCTAACTTGGGTGGCTTAGATGATGTTAGTCTTTCCAGTACGGCAAATAATGAACTACTAGTTTACAATGCAACATCTGGTAAATGGGAAAATGCTACCATTTCCGGTACAGCAAATGAAGTTGATGTATCATTTAGTGGCCAAGATATTACCATCAGTTTACCTGATGCTGTTACAATTGTTGATCTGACGGTCTCCAATACTTTCAGTATTTCTGGTGCTGCTAATTTTGCAGATTCTGCTACTGTTACATCATCCTTAACAGTCAATGGTAATACTGCACTTTCCAATAACATTTCTCTTGGTGCCAATTCTTCCCACAAGATTTCCTTCCTTGGTCAAGTTAACACATCGATTATTCCTGATGCAAATAATACTTATGATCTTGGATCCACAACTCTTCGTTGGAAAGATCTGTATCTAAGTGGTAATACTCTGGTTTTAGGTAACACAACCCTCAGTGACTCGGCTAATGGTCTTGTAATTAGTGGCGATATTGCAGCAGCAAATCTTTCGGCCAGTGGATCGGTATCTCTTGGTGGCGCAACTTCACTTGGAAGCACATTAACTGTTACAGGAAATGCTACATTCTCTAATACAGTTACGATAGCAGGAGCCACAACAATTAACAATACTCTCGCTTCCGGTAACACATCTGTTACTGGCACATTGAGTGTTACAGGTGGAGCTAACGTAGCTACTCTAGGAGTGGCTGGTGCAACAGCGCTTGCTAATTCTTTATCAACAACAGGTGCAGTAACCTTTGCTAACACATTAGCTGTTACAGGGGCAACCACGCTATCCAATACAGTAGCAGTTACTGGTGCAGCCACATTCTCCAATACTATTGCTGTTACAGGCGTAGCAACATTCTCTGCCAATGCAAGTGTTCAAGGCAGCTTAGCTGTATCTGGTGATGCAACCGTTTCTGGTAATCTGATCGTTAATGGTACCTTAACAACCATTGATACAGATAATGTGATTGTTGAAGACTCTATTATTCAACTTGCTCGCAACAATGCAGCAGATACATTAGATATTGGTCTATATGGAAAATATGTCGACAACGCAGTAACAAAATATACAGGTCTTTTCCGTGATGCTACAGACGGTAAGTATAAGCTGTTTAGTGGTCTTACAGTAGATCCCACAACTACAGTTGATACATCTAACCAGAGCTTTACTCTTGCAACGTTAAAGGTTAACCTCGAGTCTCCCAACGTTGATATTTCTGGTGGTACAATTGCTAACGTTAACTTTAGCTCTGCTAACGTATCCATTACTGGTGGTTCTATCAGTGGTATCACGGATATTGCAGTAGCAGATGGTGGTACTGGTGTCTCAGCCTTTACCGAAAATGGCATTTTTTATGGTGGTACAACAAGCTCACTGAGCTTTGCAACAGGTACTTCTGGCCAAATTCTCCAGATCAATAACAGTGGTGTTCCAGTCTTTGGAGGGATTGACGGCGGTACATTCTAAAGGAAAATTATATAATGGATGCAGAATTTATTAATGCTTATGTGGCAAAACAGCGTGACTATATACTTGAGTTGGTAAATAAGAATCTCATGCTAGAAGCTTCCTTGACAGTAACAAATGAAAAGCTCAAGGTAGCTCTAGCAGAGGTTGAAAAACTACAGAAGGCACCATCAAAGAAATCCAATCAAGCAACAACTGATACGTTTTAATATATTATGAAAATATATGTGATCAATTTAGACAAGAGGTCTGATCGTCTCTTGTTTGTCTCCAAACAGCTTTCCAATTACACATGGGAAAGATTCCCAGCTGTGGATGGATATAGGCTGAACAATCAAATCCTTCAGGGGATGGGCTTCTATCCGGAACAACAGTGGATAGATCCCCTACTCAAAAGAAAATTAACCTATACGGAAATAGCTACAAGCATCTCTCATTACAAATTATGGGAGAAGTGTGTAGAGCTCGATGAACCAATTATAATTCTAGAGGATGATGGTGAACTAAAGCAGCCATTAGACTTTGATGAAATTCAAACATTGTTGGCATCTAATGATATTGTATATCTGGATCACAGAGAAATGTTTCCTCAAGTGGCCGTTGTAGAGGATAAATTTACGGTTCCTTATTATCCATATTTGGCCACAGGATATGCCATTAGCCCAGCTACTGCAAAAAAATTAATCCATACGGGATTTAACTATAACATTATTCCTGTGGATGAATTCTTTCCTATTATTTTAGGAGTAGATTACACAAAACATAGTCTAGGTAATCCTAATCTGTTCCTAAAACTCCAACAAGATTATAATACACAAATAAAAGCTATAGCATACACAGAATCCGTTTATAAGCAGGTTTCTAGATCTATTCTAGGATCAGATATTGAAGAACAAGAATGTTAAGTGAAGATCCAGGTACATTGCATGTCGTCACTATTGGAACGGACATTGCTCTAACAGCTAATCTGTTAAAGTCTGCTACGCAATTCAATATTGACGTAACTAATATTGGAGAAGGTGTTGTTTGGCATGGTGGTGATATGAAGGGCCCTGGTGGAGGACAAAAGATCAACTTGATGAAGGAATATCTAAAGCATCTTCCAGATGAGGATATTGTGTTGTTCTGTGATGGATATGATGTGGTATTTGCTGATGACATCCAGACTATACTGGAGAGATACAAACAGTTCAACATACCTGTTCTCTTTGCAGCAGAAAAAAATTGTTGGCCTAATATTTCAATGGCATCCTTCTTTGATGCAGAAACTCCATACAAGTATCCTAACAGTGGCTTATATATCGGTACAGCAGCTGCTCTTAGTAAATTATTTGAACCTACCATTACAGATGCGTCTGATGATCAATTGTATGTGCAGATTCAGATCCTCAAGAATCCCCAGTTAGTACAGCTTGATACGGAAAACTATATTTTCCAATGCTTAGCTGGAGCAGAAGCAGCAGTATCTATCAAGAGCAATGGTCAACTTTACAACACAGAAACGAACTGTTGTCCATGTATTCTTCATGGTAATGGTGGTGGGGAAACAAAAACGACATTTGATAGATTTGTATCAAAAATTCTTGGCAACGAAACTCTATCATATGTGGATACTACAGACTTTAAAGTGATTGGTAATGAAATTTTAGAGATGAGCTTTCTTACCCCTGAAATGTGCAAGCAGTTAATTGATATAGCAGAAGCTGACGGTAGATGGAAGTCAATGTATGGAGATAAATTTCCTGGCCAGGAGATTAGAATACGCGATATATCAGTAGATTTATTCAATCAACTTGAAAAGCACTTTATGGGTAGTGTTAGGAAAGTGGTTGAGGGTTATTGGGCACCAACTTCCTTATATGGTTTGAGAGATGCATTCATTATCAAATATTCGCCAACTACGCAGGATAGACTTAATTGTCACAATGATGCCTCAATGGTATCTGGAATGGTTAAGTTAAATGACGATTATACTGGTGGAGATACGTATTTTTATCGGCAGAAATTTTCTAATATAAATACACCCATGGGTAATATTATCCTATGGCCTGGTCAAGTAACACATGGCCATGAAGGTAGAAAGGTAATGTCTGGAACTAAATATAATTTAGTGATTTGGACAAGTAGACATAAATCAGATTTGAACTATTAGCAGTATATACTGCAGTTAGAGCCAAATGGCAAATACACGCATACAGATAAAACGGTCAAGTATTGCAGGGCGAGCTCCATTAGCGGATCAGCTCGATGTCGGAGAGTTGGCAATCAACCTAGCCGATCATTACCTGTACTCCAAAGACGCAGCTAATAATGTTTTTGCAATCGCTGTTCCGGCTGGTAGTGGCGGAGGGGAAGTTGCATTTGGTAATTTTGACGGAGGAGAACCTGATACTATATTTGGTGGTGTAACACGCCTTGACGCTGGTGGTGTATAGGAAAGGACATATAGATGGCCGTACAAATTCAGTTTAGGCGTGGTACTGCTGCACAATGGTCTCAAGCAAACCCAATTCTTGCTCTTGCTGAGCTTGGCATTGAGACAGACACAGATAAATTCAAGATAGGAGACGGTCAAACCGTCTGGAATAACCTTCCCTATGGAGGCCTACAGGGCGACAAGGGGGACAAGGGAGAAACCGGTTCTAAGGGGGATAAAGGCGAGTTAATCACCGATATCTCCTATGATGGTAATACTGCTACAGTTACAGTTACTACTTCCGATAATAATACAGTTACGTTCTCTGGCATCAAGGGTCAAAAAGGTGAATTGGTTTCCAATGCTATTTTTGATGATGCTAACAATACTCTTACATTCACTAATAGTGACAACTCCACCTTTGAAGTTACTGGAGTAAAGGGTCAAAAGGGTCAGAAAGGTCAGAAGGGTGATAAGGGGGAACTAGTTTCCAGCGCTGTATTTGCTGATGCTAATAATACAACGACATTCACAAACAGTGATGGCTCAACCTTTGATGTCAATGGTTTAAAGGGGGATAAGGGTCAAAAGGGTGAGGGAATTCAGGCAGCAGTATTTGCTGATGCTAATAATACCACCACGTTTACTAATAGTGATGGCTCTACATTTGATATTACTGGTATCAAAGGACAAAAAGGTGAAAAAGGTCAAAAGGGTGATAGAGTATCGACAGCCCTTTATTCTGATTCTAACAACACAGTTACTTTCACTAATAGCGATAACTCAACCTTTGACATAACAGGCGTCAAAGGTCAAAAAGGTGAATCAATTGCCAATGCAATATTCACCAATTCAAACAACACAACAACCTTTACAAATAGCGATGGATCAACTTTTGATATCACTGGAGTCAAGGGTCAAAAAGGTGTAAAGGGTGAAGCAGTTGCATCTGCAGTATATACAGATGCTAACAATACAATCATTTTCACAAATAGTGACAGCACATTTTTTGCTGTAAATGGCGTCAAGGGTCAAAAAGGCGAAGCAATTGCTAACGCTGTCTTCGAAGACTCTAACAACACAACTACCTTTACCAATAGTGATGGTTCCACGTTTGATATAGCTGGTCTCAAGGGAGAAAAGGGTCAGAAGGGACAAAAGGGTCAACAAGGTAGTTTTGGTGGAGCAACGTTTGACTACACCTTCTCCACCGATACCACTGATACAGATCCAGGTACCGGTTCCCTGAAGTTCAATAATGCTGATATTGCTCTTGCTACAGAATTGTATATCGATGATCAGGATGATAATGCAACTGATATACAATCGTTCCTTAGAACCATTGATGACTCGACTAGTGCTCTAAAGGGTCATTTTAGAGTAGCCGATAAGCTCGATGCTAATGTTTTTGCATTATTTACTATTAGTGGTTTGGTTGAAGAAACAGGTTATTTCCGTGTTACAATTGCTTATGTTACCGGATCTGGTACTTTAACTGATGCTCAAGATGTTATTATCACATTTGCTCGTACAGGTGATGTGGGTGATAAGGGTGAGACTGGAGATAAAGGTCAAAAAGGTCAGAAGGGTGAGATTGGCGATAAAGGGGATAAGGGAGAGGTAGGAGATAAAGGCCAAAAAGGCGAGCTTATCTCCAGCGCCATATTTACCGATGCCAACAATACAACTACATTCACCAATAGCGATGGTTCCACATTCACAATAACGGGAATCAAGGGTAATGTTGGTCAGAAAGGCGATAAAGGAGAGGTAGGAGCAACAGGTACTACTGGTCTAACGGGCGATAAGGGCGATAAAGGTGAGGTTGGAGATACTGGCGCTACTGGAGCTAAAGGAGATCAGGGTCAAAAAGGTGATACAGGATCCAAGGGCGATAAAGGTATTGATGGTTCTATAGGTGTTGATGGCGCCAAAGGTGAGAAGGGTGATAAGGGTGTAGATGGATCCATAGGTGTTGATGGTGCTAAGGGCGATAAAGGTGATAAAGGTATTGATGGCTCCATAGGAGTCGATGGTGCCAAAGGTGAGAAGGGTGAGGTAGGAGATACCGGTGCTAAAGGAGAAAAGGGCGATAAGGGTGTCGATGGTGTAATAGGTCTTGATGGCGCCAAGGGTGATAAAGGTGAAGCTGGAATACCTGGAGGTTTTGGTATCACCGTTGATAGCTTTACTGCTAATGGTAGCCAAACTGCCTTCACTCTCTCCACTACGCCAATTGATGAAGACCATATCATCGTTTCTATTAGCGGTGTTTTACAGCAACGAGATGCCTACAGCCTTACTGGCGATACACTATCATTTAGCGAAGCTCCTCTCAACAACTATACAGTGGAGGTGATGTCTCTTAGAGGTTCCGATAAAGGTGATAAGGGAGAACCAAGTACAGAAGTTGGTCCAAAGGGAGATAAGGGTGAAATAGGAGATAAGGGTCAGAAGGGTGAAACTGGTCTTGGATTCTCTATTGCTAAGACATACGCTTCTGTAGCAGCACTACAAGCAGACACTAATCCCTCAGGTATAGTAGCTGGCCAATTTGCTATAATTGATACTGGAGATGTTGAGGATCCAGATAATTCAAGATTGTATCTATGGGATGGATCGTCTTATAGCTATGTTTCCGATCTTTCTGGAGCTCAAGGTATCAAAGGTCAAACTGGAGATAAGGGTGACAATGGTATCAAAGGTGATAAAGGAGATACTGGAGCTACTGGAGCTACTGGTTCCGATGGTGCCAAGGGGGATAAGGGGGAAGTAGGAGAAACGGGATCCACTGGTGCTAAGGGTGATAAAGGGGATACTGGAGCTGATAGCACAGTAGCCGGTCCAAAAGGGGACTTGGGAGATAAGGGAGACAAGGGTGAGAAGGGTGATGCCTCGGTTGGAATATCTTCCATTAATATTGAGAGCGATGCAACAGCTTTAGGTGGGGCAAATACTATCAACTTCACTGGTAATGCTGTTATAACCACGGTTAATACGGAAACAGGATTAGCTACTGTAACTATCAATGCTTCTCAAGGAGGTGGAGGTGGTGGTACTTCACTCACTGTATCTAATACTGCCCCAGTCAATCCATCAAGTGGAGCACTGTGGTTTGATAATGAAACAGGTACCCAATTCATATATTATAGTGATGGAGATTCTTCTCAGTGGATTGAAATAGGTAGTCCGGGTATTCCTGGAGCGGATGGCATAGATGGGGCTAAGGGTGAGAAGGGGGACAAAGGAGAGGAGGGTGCCTTTGGTGTATATGTCGATACATTTACTTCTAATGGAACATCTAATAGCTTTGTCCTTTCGTATTCGGGATACACAGCAAACCAAACTATTGTCACCATAAACGGTGTGGTACAGCAAAAGTCATCATATAGTATAGCCAACAATCAAATCATTTTTAGTGATACTCCCGATCAGGGAGATGGTATTGAGGTTGTGTTGTTTAGCGCTGGCGCAGGAGAAAAGGGTCAAAAAGGAGATTCAGGTAAAGCAGCTGTAGCTAATACAGCACCAAATAATCCTCTACAAGGTGATTTGTGGTTAAATAGTGACACCCAGGAGTTGACTGTTTACGTACAGGGCACGTGGCTTCCTGTTTCTGGAGGAGCTTCTGTAGTCGTTGCAAATTCTGCACCCCTAGATGCTGAAGAGGGGGATATGTGGATGGACTCTGAGTCCGGTATATTAAGTGTATACATGAGCAGTGCATGGACATCAACCAGTGGAGGAGACATTGATTTTACTTCTCTAAATACTAATGTCAACACAACTGGATCATTTAGTGCTGGTATACCAATCTACTTTAATAGCACAGCTATATTAGCTAATGTAGCTATTCCAGCTAACACTAATGCGATGAGTGCCGGTCCCATAACAATAGCAGATGGGGTTGTTATTTCTATTGGCGAAAATTCTGAATGGACAATTGTTTAAGTTATGAGTACACTAAAATTTAATAAATGGCAGACGACTGAAGGTCAAACTATTCAGACCATTGCACAGGTAGTTCAAACTGTCAAAACGGATACATTTACAACCAATGTAGCCTTAGTTTCTGGCGGTTCTCCTATCAGTGGTTTGGGGGTTTCAATCACCCCATTATACGCAACAAGTAAAATTTTAATATTTTGTACCTTAAACGTAGCTGGGTCAGCCAACGTTACACAGGTTTACTCATGGTTAGCAAGGGGTAATACGAAGATAGGGGCTGGCACTCCAGCTGGAAGTAGAATAGGAACTGGTGGTAGATATTACCTAGCAGATAATAATATTAGTGGAATGATTAATATGCATTTTTTAGATTCACCAGCAACAACAGACTTAATTACTTATAATGCTTATGTGGCAGTGGAAAACACTTCGGGTATAGTAGCAGTGAACAGAACAGTAAATGATACAGATAATAATACTAATGGCTCGCGTCAATCAAGTGTTTTAACTGTAATGGAGGTATTACAATGAGCTTTATTGCCCAAGCACTTTTGAATTTATATCCTGACGGTCAATTTATAATGAAGGGAGATCACATGTCTGCCTTTGAGTGGGTAGTATTACCTAGTAAACCCATCTCAACGGAGGAAATTGATCTTGAGGTTTATAGGTTAGTTCAAGAATCAATGCAAAATCAATACAAGCAGCTAAGAGCTAAAGAATATCCCCCACTGGAGGACTTGGCTGATGCCCTTTATTGGCAATCTCAGGGGGACAATACTTTGTTGGATATCTATATGGAAAAGTGTGCAGAAGTCAAGGCCAAATATCCAAAGATTGCTGTAGAAGAACCAATGCCAGCGGACGTTCCTTCAGATCCTCCTGCACCTGTACCCGAAGAAGACCCTAATTATGTTCCACCTGGAGATTTGAATGACTAGTATATTGAAAGTAGATACCCTTAGTACGTCGGATGGTAGTCATAATGTCGATGTATCCTCTATGGGAGCTTCAGGATCAGTTTTAGAGTATATCACTGGAGCTTGTGATGGATCTACCAAAGCTGGATTGAATGGTTCCGTTACCTTCCAAGCAGTATCCACACAACAAACGGCCGTTTACACGTATACAGATATCACTGGAAGCACTATTGCGTATGTACCGCCAGCTGATGCTACAACCGTAATTTATAAATTCAACTTTTCAGTATACTGGGTGAATGAACATGCAATCTCTCACTATAAATTTTTCATCGATAGCGATGAGGTAGTATATGCGAGATTCAATCGAAGTGGTCGCTATCCAGAGGATCGATACACATTTGAGTGGCCTATTGCTATTGGTGGTACTGCAAATGCTAATACAGGAAGACAGGCAACATGGACCGCACCAAAGACTCTTAAAATGCAGTGGAGATCATATGGTTCCAGTAATGCTCGATCTTTACATGGAACTAACTATTGGGATGGGGCCGGCTCAACACAGTTCTGTATGCCTACCATCTCGTTAATCGCGTTGAAGTAATTGGAGAATTAATCAATGGCACTTTCCTTTCCAGGTAGCCCCAGCAGTGGAGATATCTATAGTTACAACGGCAGATCGTGGCGATTTGATGGAACTAGATGGGTTCCTTCTTCAATGGTTACCGTTGAAGATAATACCTCAATTATACAGGTTGGTACCACAGCTCAGCGCCCAGGGACTCCTAGTCCTGGAACATTACGAATTAACACCACCCTTAGTCGACTGGAAGTTTATTATGATGGTGAGTGGATTTCGTTGAATTATTTTGGAGCCCCTTCTGCTATAGGTGGGACAATAATTGAACAGCCAGGCTTTAAACTTCATGTTTTCGAACAATCTGGTACATTTAATCTGACAGATTCCCCTAGTGGAACTCTCTTCCAGTATCTTGTAGTGGGTGGAGGTGGTGGGGGAGGTTTTGACATGGGTGGTGGTGGCGGTGGAGGTGCAGTTATCTCTGGCACCACATCCTCTTTATTACCAGGAGAATATGTAATTACGGTAGGATTTGGGGGTAACGGAGCATCAAATAATAGTACGTTTGGTGGTAGTGGAGCCAACTCAAGCATCATTGGAGGGGATATTAGTATTATAGCTCCTGGTGGTGGAGGTGGTGCTACTAAACATGACTCAAACATTGGCACTCCTCCTAACGGTGCTTCAGGTGGTGGAGCTAGTGGCTCTCAGGCTAATTTTGCTAATGGTACTCCTGGATTTGGATATAGGGGTGGTGCATCGGGAGGTCAATGGTATCCAGGAGGTGGAGGTGGTGCAGGTGGTCCAGGATTTAATGGGCAGGGCTCTCCTCCAGGACCTCAAGGTGGACCAGGCCTTCCTAGCAATATTCTAGGTCGTTATTATTGGTTTGGTGGTGGAGGTGGTGGTGCTGGCTATTCATCATGGGCCGGTAATGGTGGTCTTGGTGGTGGAGGTGGTGGTGCACCCAGATCCAATGAAAACTCCGTTACTGATGGCTATGGTGATCGTAATGGTTATAATCCTGCTACTAATGGTGAAGTTGGCTCCACTGTAGCACAAACAAATAAAAATGGTGGGTCAGCAGGTGCTGGAACAGGTGGTGGTGGTGGAGGAGGATCCCATATAACTGGTAGGGGAGGTAGTGGGGGTTCCGGTCTGGTTGTAATTAAATATAGGGTGTAATCCTTTCAACCCATTAC